GTATTCTGTATTACGTTCACTTGATAAATCGTCTATTATCAGCAAATCGTATCTGCATAAATCATCTATGTATTCTTGCTTTTCAATTTTTGAACTGCTTAATACATTCACTATTCGAGCAAAGTTAGTAACTATGCATGTATAGTTTTTTTCGATTAAAGCATTGGCGATACATGATGCATAAAATGTCTTACCTGTTCCAACATTTCCAAAGAACAGTAAACCTTTAGGTATCTCCTTCAGTTCCGCAAATTTATCAACGTATCTTCTTGATATTTTGCTTAGTTGCGGATTTAAGAAATCATCATTTTCAAATACGCTTTGTTTTGTTTGCAAATCGTAAAACGCTACACTTCGCATTTCATTGATTCTGATTTTTCTTTGTTCTTCTGCATACTGTTTTTCTTGTTTGTCACGCTCGTATTCTTCACATTTGCATAAGCATCTAACAATCATTGTTTTATCGCCTAGTTTAAGAACCGTCTCTTTTGGCGTTAGGCATTTACCACACATCAGCAATCCATCACTGCTTCGGTAGTCTTCTTCATTTACTGGAAGACTTTTAGCGCCATCCGCTATTGCACTTAATAATTCACTTGTTTCCATAGAACCCTCTCTTAGAAAATGTCATCCAGTGTACTGTCACGCTCTGATGAACTTACAAGTTTCTTTTCTTGTCTTAGCCAATTACGAACTGTTGCTTTCCAGTCTTTCATTGGGCTTTTGCCTACATACCAACCTTTTGATTCGTAATAGTCGATAAACTTATCTGCATCGAAAGTTACTTTCAGCTCTCTGCAATAGTCATCAACCTGTTGCTTTGTAGGCTTTTCAAATTTTTGTCGTTTTTTCTTTACAACTACTTTAGTAGTTGTTTCTTTTATATCTAACTCTTTATCTAACTCTTTATCTTTCTCTATATCTGTGTTACATTGCATTACATCGGTGTTACATTCCGTTACATCGGCGTTACTTTGTAACAATTTAGTGTTACTTTGTAACAATCTATGTTTTCTAACACGCTTTGCATTTTCAGTTTCACTGCCAATCATTTCGTGCATTCTTGTTAATTCAGCTTCATTATCTGTACAAATCATTAAGCCTTTTTTGATTAGATAATTTATAGCTACTGATACATCTTCTTCTTTTTCGTCTATATCAAGTGCTATTTCTTCGACAATACTGTCTTCGATGCCTTCATAAACGAATTTGCCACCATCTTCTAATGTTCTTAGCAACATTTTTAAATAGATAATTGTATAAGTATCACCGCCAGCAATACTCCTCAGCTTTTTTATTGCCCTGTCTTCAAAGAAATCTTTAGGCAACTTTAACCAATAGTATTTCTTGTTTTCACTCATTAGCTTTCACCAACTTGTAAACACCATATGTTACTGGTTTTCCATATCTGTTTTTACTTGTCTCGTAATCTGTAATAATGTTCAATCCTTGAGACCTTAGAATGTAGATTGTTGCACTCAATCTTGTATTACCGTATTTATTGATGGCTTCCTTTGATGTGATTGAACCGTACTTTTCTAAATGTTCTTTAATTATTTCTGTATATGTCATATTTCCTCTAATTCGACTAATACGGCATCTTTATTGCCATATAATTTAATGCATGATACTTTTACTACCTGTTTATCATCTTCGTAAGCAACGCCATTTAAACCGTCTAATATGCTTTTTATAATGTTGTCACAATCGGGTTTCTTGGTTGGGTAAATATTCCCTTCTTGCATTTTCCAGAACTTCTTTTTTGATGTACTTTTAGGAATTGCAACGCTTACTGTGATATCCGCTCTAATAGCATTTTTAAGCATTATTTGACCGCATTGCTCGCGGTACGATACTTTTATTAGCTTTTCATAATTCGTTGTTTCTGACGGTGTATAAACGTGTCCTAGCCTTGTGAATCGTGGGCGTTGTTTTGCTTGTGGTTTACCGTCAACTCTGAAACTTACTCTCATTGAATCTCCTAAAGATAATTTTTATGAAATTCTTTCATCCACTTTTCGTGGCTGTATATCATTTCAAATTTTCTTTGTGCTGCTTTCTTCAGCCTTATATCTTCTGCTTGAACGGTATGTATCATGTCATGGTGCATTGGACATAGTGGAACGATTAAGCCGTACTTGTCTGACTTTTTCCTGTTGGCTGTTCCGTTTACTATGTGATGCCAAGCAACTGGATATGAACCACATATGTAGCAGTGTTCCATATCCTTAGTCATAATGCTTTTACTCATAATCACTTATGCGTGGTGCAATTCCTACTTCGCTTGCCATATCCATTACCGTATCTAGTAACAGTGCCATTTCTGCTTTATCCATTTTTGAACTTCCAACAAACACACGATATTGATTGAATGTTCTGCCTTTGTGTTCAAACGAATTACAGTATTGAATCGCTCTGAATTGTTTCTTTAATGTTTCTTCCGTCTCTGGAAGTGCGGCGATATATTCTGTTTTAACGCCTGCTCTTTGCAATGCTTCAAGGTAGATATCAAAGTCATCATTTGCTCTGTTTGTTCCTCTAGCATTGTTTATTTCATGTATCAGTTCCCACATTAGAGCGTTCTGTTCAAGCGTTCTTTTAGACTTGGCTACCGTTAAACCGATTTTATAGATAACTTCTTTTTCCAACTCTTTAGAGATTTCTTTATCTCTATAGTTGTGTATCTTGAATGTCAGTTCTATATCTCCATTTTCATCAATGGAACGTCTGACATATTCACCGTAAATATTCATTTGATTTGTAGGTTGTAGTTTTCCTGTAGATAGCAACCTTTAACGTTCTTACCGCTTTTGATAACATCAGTGATTGCCTTTTTATCAATCTTTTCTGTTACCACTTTATTGATATATTTTCTAGGTACTAGCTTTTCATCTTCGACAACTAAGCTAGTAGATTTTCTGAATGACAATTTGTTTCTAGCTGTTTCTAACTTGCTTATTTCTCGTCTTTCTAAGCTCACGAATAAGTAATTCTTTAAGCTATCTATTTTCTTGTCATTGGCTTTTAAGCGTTCATCAAGATTAGCTTTTTCATTCTTGATAGATTGACTTAGTGCTTGCAAGTCTTTGATGTAACAAGCAATGTTATCAACCTTTTGCTTATAATCACCTTCTAATTGTTCTAATAATTCGTTGTTGAATAATACTTCACCTGTTTCTTCATCAACAGTGAAGTTGTTTAGAGCCAACTCATACTCTTTATCTAGTTCATATAAGCTACTCATCGTATTCAATCTCCAATTCTTTAACTAGTTTCAGTACCTTTTTTATTGTTCTACCAGTATTCAACGTGTTAATAAAATTTAATGCTTCATCGGTGACATAATCTAATACACCAACTACTTTTCCGTTTACCTCACCTTTACATGTTTCAACAATCACTTTATCTTCAACATGCAAAGTGTATTTTGGACACCTAAATATATATGGTTTGTGGCTCCCATCAGCATCTAGTGTTACTAATACTAAAGATTCCTTAATCATTTTTTATTCCTCAACTTTCCAATTATTTCTGTAGCTTTTGATTTTGGTAATTCATCAAGTGTCTTGATGTTATTAGCACTTAACAAATTGAATAGGTTTTCTCCTGTATATACCGAACGTATATACTCAATCTGTTTTGGTGTAGCTTTATCAGTACTTAGCTTTTTTAACTCTCCGCTAGCTTCTTGGTCGGGGTCATCACCTGTACTAATTTTGTATGCTTTTAGTAGTGCATATTTATCAGCGTAGGTCATGGCTTTTCCTGTGGCTTTGTCGCCTGTATCAATGCCATCACCGTATGTTTTTATTTCGATATACTCTTGTGGGTTATCTACATTTACAAATCTATAAGTGACTTCTAAACGCATATATAATTGTTTCTGTTCTTTAATTTCACCTGTTTGGTAGTCTTTTTTTGTACTTGTTAGTTCGCCACTATCAATTATTTTTCTGTCGTATGCGTATGAATAAACGCCATACTTTGCTTCAAGTGGTTTTACTGCATCGAGTACATCTCTTTCACTTACCGCCTTATAACTGTTCTTAGCAGAAACTTGTACGCTTAAATTTTTTTCGACTGTTTTTAATTCTTCTGTAATCTTCAGAAGTCTTTGATATATGTTTAATTCGCTCATAACTTATTTCTCCTACTGTATCTTTTCTGTCTTAGGAATGTTCCCATTTCGTTTAATAGTCCTACATGGTCATTCTCAATTTGAATTTGCTCACCTTCTGTTAGTTCGTCGTAATAAAATTCTTTGAAATTATTTAGTAATTTTTCGTAAGCGTTGTCGAAGTCTATATACTCTCGGTTGACTTCATCAACTAGTCCATCAAGTGGACATTCTTCTTTAAAGTCGTCTACTGTCATTAGCAAGTACCATCTTTTTCTCGAAAGAATGTAATAAAGATTTCACCAGAGAATCCAATAATAGTTTTTCTTGCTATTTCTTTTATAAATTCATGTGCTAACTCTTCTTCTATTCCATCTAAAGTACAAAGAGTAAGAGCTATCAATTCTTCGACTGTTGTACTTTCTCCGAAATTTTCAATAATATCTTCAATAAATGCATCACAAGCTTCATTTAAAATTTGTTCAGCCTTTTTTGATTCTTCTGAACCGTCACGAATCATGACCTTATCCAGATAATCTTTTTCACTTCTAATAAATCTGTTTTGCTAATTATCATTTTTCTTCTCCTAAATAATCCAAATCATAATTTTTTAAATCTTCATCAGTTAGCTTGAACTTGTACCAGACATAGCACCAATATCCAGTTTCTTCTTTGTTTAACCGCATATATTTGCACCATCTTGATGGTTGGCAGCCTACCCCGATAGGTCTTAATCGCATACCGTATTTGTATGTCATAAGCACCTTCCAAACCATGCTAGGAATAATCCCACGAAAGGTAATATTCCAAATGTTGTAACAACTAGCACATTGACAACCGCATTTTCTACATCATCAATTATTTGTGACCATCTTTTCCGACTGATTCCGAATAAATTCTTTTTCATATCTTTCCTTTTCTACGTTTATGATGAAATGTCTTACTGCATCCGCTAATTGTTCTTGTGTTAAAGAACCTTCATAGACCTTTACATTGTTTTGGTCGTAAATTAAATCGCCTTTCATTTTCAACTCCTTTTTGTTAAAATGAAGTGAACATTTTTCGCAGGGTGTTCACTGGTTCGGTTGTAAAAGCCGAATCTTTTTTGTTTCTTACTTGATAGTGATTAATAATCGCCTGCATGGTCAAAAAAAACCTTTCGCATTTGTGCTGTTGAAATATCCAAAACTTTACAAAATTTATCAACCTCGGGAATAGTAAATTCCGTAACATTATTGATTTTCTTGTTTAAACTCATGTACGTTATTCCTAATTCATTAGCGATAAAATTGTACTTCAAACCTTTGCTTCGAATGATTTCCTTCAACAATTCTGTGTTCGTCATGCTTTTCCTCCTTTCTGCGATATGTGATTTTAAATCGCTATAGGAAATATAACACGAGATTTTCGCAATGTAAATAATTAATCGCATGAAAATATATTTTTCTTGTCAATTTTATATATTTTTGTTGATTATCAATCGCTTGTGTGGTAGTCTTAAACATGAATTTAATTAAATATAAATAATGGAAGGATAGTATTAAATGGCAAAGAATGAGAATTTAAGTATTGGTGACAGGATAAGAATAAAGCGTGAAGAACGTCATATGTCACAGACAGAATTAGCAAATAGAATGGGCTATAAAAGCAGAACAACTATCGGTAAAATTGAAACAGGTGTAAATGACATTACACAATCAAATGTAGTTAGATTTGCAGAAGTGTTAAACACTACAATAGCTTATTTAATGGGGTGGGAAGATGATGAAATCGAAGAGAAAGAACCATTAATCCCAAATGCTCCACTATCTGAAAGAATAGGTAAAAAAATAACTTATATAAGGCATAAAAGACACATGTCTATTGAAGAATTAGCGGATAAGGTAGGAATTACCCCGTTACAACTAGAAGACATGGAAAGTGGTATCAATCGGGGCTTTAATCCCGAATTAATGAAAAGATTTTGTAAAGTATTAAATGTTGATGATACTTATTTCTTAGATATGATAGAACCAATTGATAATATAGGTGAAAACATCAAATCATTACGAAAGATGAATGAATTATCATTAAATGAACTTGCAGAAGAATTACATGTATCAACTGATAAATTAAAGAATTATGAAAACGGTAAAGAACAAATACCATTTGATACATTGGATAAGCTTGCAAGTATTTTTAATATCAGTGTAAATATGTTAATTGGCATGAATTTTAAAGCACGTGAAAACGAATCTCACTTTGTTAGCATGATGCGCATTTTAAAACGAACTAAGCAATGGAATGAAGTTGTAGGTGAAACACAATTCAGTGATGCAGAAATGAACGAATTAATGAACTACGCTAAATATTTAATCAGTAAAAGAAAGGTAGAATAACATGGAAGAAATATTGATATACCTTAGAAAATCAAGACAAGATGAACCAAGCGAAACAATAGAACAAGTATTAGCACGTCATGAAAAGCAACTACAGGAATATGCAGTAAAAACATACGGATACAGGATTAAAGAAGAAAACATTTACCGTGAAGTCGTATCTGGTGAAACGATTGACGACCGCCCTAAAATCAACGAACTATTTAAGCGTATGGAAGATGAAAGCGTTACAGGGGTTCTAGTTATTGAACCGCAACGTCTTACACGTGGCGATATGTTAGATTGTGGTACTGTCGTTCATATCTTCAGATACACAAATACGCTAGTTGTTACACCTTCTAAGACTTACAATTTGGCGGACAAATACGACCGTAAATTCTTTGAAATGGAATTAACACGTGGTAATGATTATCTTGAATACGTTAAGGAAATTCTAGCACGTGGGCGAAATGCTTCTGTCCATGAAGGTAACTATATTGCTTCTGTTGCACCTTTTGGATATGACAAGGTGAAAGAAGGCAAATCATACACGTTAGCAATAAATGAGAAAGAATCAGAATATGTCCGCATGATATTTGACTTATACATTCAAGGAAACGGCGCTTCTCGTATCGCTAAAACAATAAATGACTTAGGTGCTAGAACCAAAACAGGAAATATTTTTAAAGAATCAGCAATACGTGACATTCTTAAAAACGAAATATATATCGGTAAAATAAGGTGGGGGCATAAATTAGTAGTTAAGGCATATGAAAACGGTAAAATCGTAAAGAAACGCCCACGCAATGAAGATTATGAACTAATACAAGGAAAGCATGCGCCTATAATCAGTGAAGAAACGTTTGAAAAGGCTAAAATCAGAAAAGGGAAAACAACACGTGAAGGCTATTCAACTGAATTAACTAATCAATTTGCAGGGCTAATAAAGTGCAAGAAATGCGGAAAAGCAATTGCAATGCGTCCACAAAATAAACATCGTGAAAAATCACTTTCAAATAGATACTATTGCAAAAGCGGTATCTACTGCACAACAAAGTCATGCAATGAAGATGTCGTTGTGAATATGGTTATCAGCTCGTTAAAAGCCACTCTGAACGACTTTCGTACAAAAATAGACAATTACGCCGCAGAACACGAAACAGGCTTAGAAACGCTAATAAACGCCCTTGAAAACGATTTGAAGAAACTAGAAGTAAAACAGAATGAATTATATGATTTTCTTGAAAGTGGAATCTATACGAAAGACGTTTTTATTATGAGAAATGAAAAGCTCGGTCAAGAACGTGAAAGACTGCAAAAAGCACTTGAAAAAGCTAAAACAGAAATACCAACGTTAAAGGAAATGAAAACGAAATACACAAATCTGCATACCGCTATAGACATGATACAAGATGATTCAATTAACGCTAAAACAAAAAACAACTTCCTAAAAGAAGTTATCGACGTTATCTATTATACGAAAGATACAGCAACACCAAATCATGGCGATGATTCTAAGAATATAAAGCTTGAAATAATACTTAAATAATTTTTTACCTAACATACACACCATCGTGTGACTGATTCATAAGTACCACGGTGGTGTGTATATTTTATTTCTTAACTATGATTCAGCTTTTCCTCTCCTTATTTAATATATGCAACATTATACATAAAAAGATAGCTTTTACACTATCTTTATTTAAACACCTTTCTTGTTTCATCATCGTTTAAATCACAATCCACGTTATTTGTAAATGCATATTCTTGAAACTTTAATGCGAACAAGATGTTCGCAAAATGTTCGCATTATTTATACTCTAGTAGCATATCTATATGTTTTAATATCTCCACCTTCTGAATCAACATCATTTAACCATAGCTTAGATATTTCAACATATTTTTCAGTATCATCATTAAACAAATCATGATAATCATTAAACATCATATTCATTGTGTAATATCTGGTAGCTAACTTGCAGTTTCCACCAAGCACTTGTTCCACTTCATTCATTGTCCATTTCTGTCCATACGGTTTCATTTCATGAACTAGATATTCTGCTTTTTCTTTTGATAGAACTTCGCCATATATAGTTTCATAAATTTCATCATATAAACAATCATAATCTTCTTTACTTAGTTTCTTGAAATATTCCTCAACAATCGGAATCCATTGCTTCATAGTTTCAGAAGATTTGGCAGTTTCCATCAATTCGCAAATTAACATAGCTTAGTCACCACTACATTAATTGTTGCTTGAGTTAATTCTACACCAGTATTCACAAATTGAATTGTAGTTGGTGATGAGCAACAGCATGTTCCGTTGTTCTTTGTTGCTTGAACTAAAGTGGTAATAGAACCATGAATTCCTTCAGTCGCTACAACAGTAGGAATGGAAATCTTAGATTGAGATTGTTGTACACCATCTTTAGTCATTACAATTTCAATATCGCCCGCTGCACCTGGTAAACCGCCTACATCTAGAACGATTTCATAAACACCCGAACAATTTAACTCAATTGATGAAACGCCGCTCAAAATGGCTGTTTTGCCCTTTTTAAGAGATACGCTATTAAACGGTAAAATTCCATTTGTAGCTATTGTTTGATTTATCGAATAAGCTTCTAACATATTTTTTTCCTTTCTTTAAAAGAGAGGCGTTTGCCTCTCTCCTTATCTGGCAAACTTAATTTGCTCTAAATATTGTTTGTTCCGCATCCACTGTAGAATGGATTTGCACCGCTACAATAACTTGTCTGTGTAGGATATCTTACAACTCCTGCCACAGCATTTTGTAATTGCAACGCATTGATTTGATTTTGCATATCGGCAATTCTATTACCAGTAATTGCATCTAATATCTTTTGAGTATTAGCGTTGTTGGCAATTTGAATTTCCTTTGATTGAGTAATTAGATTAGTATTTACTTCTTCTATGCCTCTTTGAGTTTCATTGAAATTCTTTAAGGTTTCATAGCCTAGATTACATAGACCATTTTGTAAGCCCATGTAATCAGCTTGTAGACTATCATTTAATCTACCTACTGCATTTTCTAGACCGTTGAAGTTCATAGCGTTGCAAAGTCCTGACTCTGTAACTGGTTGGCCATTATTACCGAATAATCCACCACCTCCCACAAATAGTAGGATAAGTAAGGCGAATATCCACATGAATGAGCTATCTGCCCAACCGCATCCAGAATCTTTCTGCATTAAAGCCACATCACTCGCTGTTAAGCCGTTTTCCATAATTCATCCTTTCTGTGCATTAGCACTTTTATAAATAACTGTCATGACTAGTTATTTTCCTAAAAATTGTCTTATCGTATTGATAGTTGTATCTTCATCTAACCCACGTTGTCTGCATAATGAACGAAATGCATTTTCTGGTGTTCCATACTGTTTAATCACGCTTTGAACTTGTGGGTTATTAATTCTTTCGTTCACGAACATTTGAGGATTTCCAATCCCCTTTAGCATGTTCATCACTGGATTCTGATTTAATGATGTTTGTGTTAGTTGCTGGAATAGTTTGTTCATTCTTCATCTCCTTTAGAATTGCCATCAATTCATTTCTTGTTACATATTGGTTTGGTTGTGGTTGAGGTTCATCAATAATTTCTTGATATCTGAACTTTCTCAAAGAACACATTCCAATGTTGTCGCATATCTTGATATAAAATAATCCATCGTTTTCACTGTCCAAAAGTACAGTGTTGGAGTTAGGTGGTAATGGAAAAGCTTTAGCTCCTTCAATTCCTTGTACCCAGTTAATTCCATTTTTCTGAGGTTGATATCCTAAAAATCCGTTATTATACATAATCTGATATCCTTTCTTCACGCTATAATTATCAAAGAAAAGTCGGATTAAAAAGTATCAATTAAAGTTCGGAAAAGTATTGAAAAAGTATTAAAAACCATAAAAAAAGAGGGTATTGCATTACACAATACCCAAGTTTAGTTTTCATCTAAATATGTTTCTTCTACACTATTTTTTCTTGGTGGTAAAAGAACACTGTATTTTTGAACTTTATCGTACTTTTTCTTTAATCTAGCTATTATTCTTTTAACAGAACTTTCTGACATATGTAATTCGTATGCCTGTTTTGTAATAGTCCATCCGCTTACTCTTGTACGCATTATCATTTCTTCTGTTTTTGTAAGACAAGCAAGAGATATAAATTCTTCAAGTATGATTTTGTTCCAAGCTACTTGCTTACTCATAATCAAAAATCATTTTTCTGGTACGCCTTTTTGTACACCCTTTTCACATTAGCGATTGCCATCACGGCTTTACTATTTGGGTAATCCTTGTTCTCCCGACAATAGTCTTCATAATAGTCTATCGCACCGAGGCAGTCATTGAACTCTTCTTCATCGTGGTGAATTCCTCTTTTAATTTCACCGTTAAATCTCAAAATACTAGTGCGCTTGCTTTCAGCTTTGTTTAAATCAATCTTTTTTTCTAAGCTATCACTCTTTTTTTCTAAGCTATCTATCTTTTTTTCTAAGCTGTCAATCTTCTTTGAAAGGTCGCTGACTGAAAACTTCTTTTCTAGCTTGCTGGCAAGTTTACCACTACTGATAAGTGCTACCGTAATAGGTACTAAAACATTAGTTAATAATACAATCCATGTCTCCATGCTTTTGTTATTATTGTTCCTTGTTGTAATTGTGAGAACTAATCATAAGACAAGCACCAAGGAAAGTATCAATTGCGGTTATCGTAACAGGAATTTCATCTGTATATGGTAAACCCCAAATACCACCTAGCGTTGCATACAGTGTTGCAAGTGCTGGGAGTACGATTGTACATATCCATTTCAATGCATCATAAGTGTTGTTACTAAATTTCATGTTTTCTCCTTTTCTCCTAACAAAAAAACACGCTTTTTGCGTGTTCGTGATAAATAAATTTGGTTTTTAGACTATTCTTCAATAAAATGTGGAGCTGTTATGATTGGTTCTCCGCTAGTGATTGCGACAATTTGTGAAATAAGCAACGAAGTACATCTAATGGCAGGCGTTTTCTCAAGCAAATCAATTTTAACTTCCTCTGCGTATTCCTTTAGCTCAGCTTCAGTCTTAAAGCTATCTTTTGTTTTGGCATTTAAATAGAGCACAATATCATAACCAACACTAAAATTTAAATCATTTTCCTTCGTAATTAAAGTTCTAGTGAATGACATTGTAATTGTTTCGAAATCTGTGCTTACAATCTTACACTTGTCAACAACTTTATCTAATGTCATTTTATTTTCTTTTGTAAGCACATCATATGTCAAATGCTTTAAACCGTGTTGAGAATAATCAACAAAAATTTTCTCTTTATTTTTTGCCATATATTATCTCCCACCAACAATGCTATACATTGGCGCAGAATTAAATATTCTTGTACTTAACGCAAGCGAATTAGATTTTCTCTTAGAAAAGGGCACAGGAATAAAATCGCCTTTTTCTCGCTTATAACGAAGCGTAAATTCTAAGTTACCTTTTGCTTCTTTTATTGCTTCGCTTGGAGTATCTCCGCCACCAATTAAATGCCCAAATTCCATAACTCTAGCAACATATGACCCGTCTTTATACCTAGAAACATTAATTGTATAATCATCAACTGAATACATCATTTTTTGCCTCCTTTGACCATTTCGATAACATCGTCAACATAGCACTCTCTAACAACAGCACCCTGTTTATGTGCAGGGATTGTATATGAATCTCCATGCTCATTTCTAAATGCATGATGACTACTTTCTTGTCTGTCTAACTTATATCCATAATATTCAAGATATTTCTTTAAATCTGAATATTTAACGTCTTTAGGATTGTTTTCAATCTTTTTGATAAGTTTTTCTATCTTAGTCATATGCAATTAAAATATTAACACAAATATAAGGCAATTCAATTTATTTTGAACAATCTTTAACCATACTTAACCATTAACTATCTTTTTAATTTCTAACAATTTATTATTTGCTTTTTCTAACTCCGCTTTTACTTCGTTGTACTCCTCGCGAACCCCTCGCAGTTCTTCTTCGAGCTTGTCGTACTCTGCTTTTGGCACGGTTTCTTCTGTTGGTTCTGTTGGTGTTGGTTCGACAGGTTCTGATGGTTCAGCAGGTGTTGATTCTTTCATCTTTCCGATTGCTAATACGTTAGGAATGTGTCTGCCTGTGTAAATGATTGATTGCCACTTGTTCTCGGTATAAGCCATCATTTGAGTACTTCCACCACTATCTACTAAGAACGCATAATCAGCATTACAATCAAGTGCGAAGTTCTGCATTAGCTTTGGAAGAACTTTAGAAGCCGTACATACAATGCACCATGCATCTTTAATCTTCATGAACATAGTCTGACTGTTTGCGTAGTTGTCTTTGTTACCAAATGCACTTGAGCGATGATTACAAGCAACATGATTGAACACTACTGTAGCGTATGGTGAACATGCGAAGTTCACATCCGCCTTAGAATACCAATAATCATTAGCGGTACATCTACCACACTCACCATTTTTCAATTCATAGAACACTTCATATGCACTGTTCTTTGGTGCTAAGTCATGACCGCTTGTATGCACATCATCACCGATAGACTGTTCAACACCGTAGTGCTGACCAATTTCGTTTTTATTCTGCATTTCAAAATAATTACAGTTTGCTAATGACATAATAATCATGTCTTTGCTGTCATAGTTTCTAATATCCTGTGTTGCCCTCTCATTACCTAAAGCGCTTAACATATATAGGTTTTTACAATCGCCACTACCTTTGTAAATCTTTAAGACTGCACCACTGTAATTGAACGTTGAAAAGCCATCTTGAATGTTCATAACATCATCTCCTTCTTTTAAAATAGAAGAGCAATGTTTTAACACTGCTCCTTTTGTATTTATTACTTTTGTGAAACTGTCATCTACAAACATCACTTCTAGTGGATTAAGCTCATTGTAGAGTGTCCATGTTCCGTTTTTCTTGTACCGTTTACGCACATCACCTTCAGCTATTTCCAAGTGAATATGATTACCTGTAACGACATTAGGTACAGGATATTTAGTACCTTCCAAAAACATCTTTTCATTGTGATACAGTCTGCCAATTTGATGATTATTCAAGTCGTGTGTTAGCGATACTGTAACCACTCTATCCACTCCATCTGCACAATGAACTTTAATAGGATTACCTTTAGAATCACACGATAAGAAATGATATGTATTTGTAGCACTACTCCAGCAACAAGTACATTTCCAATATGTTTCACCTCTGGCATACCAAATATCTTTTCCTGTATCTTTACCACCTAAATCAACCGCTTTATTTGCGTGTGAATAACTCCCACCTGGTAGTTGTGTGATGTTCAAATATTCCATTCCAAAACATAAGTTATCCATGCGTCATCACCTCGCTTTCATAATAAAAAGCCGTATTACTACGACTTTTTTCTATTTAATATTTAATAGTTCGTAATCATAAATATCAAAGTAACCGCCAGTTCCACCATAGTATTGTCCGTTACTTCCAATCAATCCAAACGATACTCCTGTACTTCCAATTTCAGTTGCTGTTAAATCTCTAACCAAACTTGCATTTACATATATATCAATCTCTTTTCCGCCTGTTTGTCTTCTGGAATCACTATTATTATTTGCTGCTATGTAGTAAATACCTTGACCAACGATACCCAAATTCAAATAGTTATTATTGTTATATATGTAACCTCTGACGTGGATAATCTTATTTTCTAAGATACTTGCTTTAATGATTTTTGAAGTTGGAAATATCCCTGTGTTAGGCAGTACTCTTATTGCGTTATCTTTTTGAGTTACACCTTTTAATGTAATTGCTCCAAATGAACTATTTTGATTAAGAACACCATTTTTGATAATTGATTCTGAAACAGTCAATCCTTGTTTTCTCACAATCATACAGTTGCTCATGCTAACACCTCTTTTCTAAAGATGTTAGCGATGAAGGTTAGTAACTTAGTTAGTACCCCCCCCGCAAGTGCTTTAACACCAGCCATTGCCGTAGCATCTCTATTACCCCAATTTGCATAATACTTTGCTCGGTAATATTTATATTTTGAATCAGTTAGAGTGTATATACCGTTACTAGCACTTCCACTAGCTTTATACACTTCAGTAAATGTTTTATTGTCATTGCTACCTTCATAGCCTACTCCGCTAATAACACGAGAATCATTAATAGAATGTCTCATTCCAATAAACTGTACTCCATTAGGGCAATAAATTGAATCTGTATATATCCAAGTTCCTGTGTTGTAACCACCACCAAATGCTTGTGTTTCACGAGTTGATTCTTTTCTAGTTATTAATGCATTTGCCATATTATTCACCTATTTCTTGATTACTACAGTCATTTCAATTGTTGGCACTTCGTTTGCATAGAAACAAATTTCGCCATCAAATGTTTCTGCATTGTAGATTTTTCCCCATTCAGATTGAACCGTTTGTGCTTCACTATATTTTTTAGGAACAATAACATCTAATACTGGTTCATCTATCGCACTAACACTCGCTTGTTTACGAATTGTATAAGCTCCTAATGTTTCATCGTTTGTCCAACCTTCACCATTTATAGTTACAGTGTTAGACCGCATAGACCTTAAATCAGTATATTGAGATACGCCGTTTTCATTTGTTGTATATTTTCCAAGCACTAAATCTTTTTTAGTTCCAGTGTTATTTAAATCTCCTGTTTCTAAAGCAGATACAGCTTTGAAAGATACTTCATGTCCAGCCGATTGAGTTAGGTCATATCTGATTACTAAATAACCACTATCATTAGGACTTAGCACTAATGATATTTCATCTGTAGAATCGTTAAAAACATGTCTACCACAAATTAAGCAGCCGCCTGTACCAAGCTTAACTTTCAATGAACTTTCGCTATAAGTGATTGCAAATTCTTCATCAATGTTTTTAAAAACAAAATCGACTTTACCAGCTAATGCATCATAAAGCACTGCATCACTTCTCACTGGAATTGGAATATTATTATCAGCCATTGCTTTTAATGCCATAAGCTAAAACTCCTTTTCTATAAATTTTTTTTTATTTCCGTAATAATCTAGTATCTTATGTGGACAATAAGTCCGCGTATTAAAATCATTATGGAAATAAATATCTTTGGTTGTTAAGTTGTATTTATCAAGTAAAGTTTTAATAAACTTAACTGCATTTCTTTGCGCTCTTAGATATAAAGAAAAATCACTTTGACTTCTGCATATTTCAACTGCAATAGTAAAGCGATTACCAAAGTCATAACCTTTACCTGTATGATAAGCACATACAGATTCATCAGTCGTTTGAATGATGTTTTCTTCATCAACAATATAATGACACAAATACAACTGACCACTTTTTTTCATCTTGTCTCTTAATTCACTTGCACTTTCTGTAGTGCCTGCATTGTGAATTGTAATACCTTTAACTTCTAACGGTAGTGAATCATTCATCCTGTCCGTGTATAATTCTGTAGATTTTATTTTCAAGATTTATCCTCACTTTCCCAAAAGTTAGATTAACCTCTGGCATTGTATAACCGTCATATCGCAATTCATATCCTGTTAGAATAGTATCGTAATATGTATTTCTGTATATGATGTTAAATTTACCGCCTAGAGTAAAATTCCAAAAGTTATATAGTTTTGAATTTAAAGATAATGTTGCTACGATTTTATGATTGTAAAAATCGCTCTGCAAGTTTGCTTCTTTAATAGTTTCTATTTCATCATCTGAAAACACTATCTTTGTCTTAACTGTTTTAAGCCTATCTAACTGATTAGAATTATTAGTTATTCCAGACGGTGATGCATACCATGTTTCACGATATACACCATCTTTAGAATAGATAATTACTTTGTTAGTACTAGTTACTTCTGATGTTGGTGTGACAGACAAAACGCTTATCGCATTATCTGCAATAGTTATTTTTTCTTCTTCGTTTTTGCCTATTTGAATAGTAGGTGATACACCTTCATTAAAAGCAACATTCATATTTACGATTACATCGTAGTTCTCATATATCTTGTATATCCATGATGAAAAGTCTTTTGTTGTGTGTTCTTTTTCTGTTGGATATTCTCCTGTAGTAGAAGTAGAACATGTAACATTAAAGTTTTCAAAAGCGGATGATATAACGATATCCTCATTGTTTCTAAAATCAGTATCAATAATTTCTTTTAGTCTATCTTCAAAGGTAGTACCTTCACCTGTTCTGTATAGCCAAGTGTCAGCGAACATTTCTACCATTTGTCCACATTGAATAGTATTCTCTGAAATACTTTTAACTACGCCATTATAAATAACTCTACCTGTTTCATCATATATTCCAACAATGTCTCCATTGTCTATCGCTGTGGGTAAAGCCATTACTTCTATAGTACTAGAAGCTTTTGATAATAAATCACGTTTTATGTTGAACGATGACACTTTAGAATTTGCGTTTGATATTGATTTTCCAATTAAGTTGGTTCTACTTTTAACGAACATTCTAAATTGTGACATATCTATTTCTCCATACAATATTTATTTCACCTTTGAAGTTTGTATCAACATTAAACGTTAATAGATTCTTACCACTCTTTAATTTTAAAAATGTTGTTGCTAATCCATCTAAAGCACCTATCGATAAATCTTGATAGTTGTAAGGATTTGCAACTAATGCGCCGCTTTTTTCTAATTCAATAGTTTCTAGCAAATCGTCTGAATTGATATATATTCTATCGAATGTACCATTGATTTTTCCTACACCATACTTTGTGCCATCCTCTGTATATAAGTTATATTGAATGTCTGTAGATTCTCCTATCACTTCAATTGAAAATGGTGCATCTGCTAGTCCTTCATTGTATATAGGAATATTAGACAATGCACTTGTAGAGTAATAATAAGGTCTTTGTAATTGATAGTGCTTACCACCTTCTAATACTGTTTTTGTGGCTGTGATAATATGTTCTGTTTTATCTTCCCAAAAAGTTAAAGGCTGGAACGAAGCATTACATCTAAGTATTTTATCTTCATCCATTTCACCTTTATCCAATGAGACTATTTCAACTTCACACATTAAAGGCTCTTTTAAGTTAGGTGGTTGATAATACAGATATAGCGGAGACTTAGCAATAAATCTCGTAAACTCTGTATATTTTTGATAAGCAGTTATTATGTCTCCATAAAATCTTAATTCAAAACTTTTATTAATTAATTGATGTTCCGTATAAGTTAACAGGCTTGAATCTCCTAATCTAACAGTTGTTAAATTAGAAGATAAACCCAAACCACTCGGAGAGCCGAATTGAAAACATTCTTTAATGTCTTCAAACTTTTCGTTATATTTATTTACTAACCAAAACTTTCTAACTGCCATTAGATTCTACCCCCAAGTATTTCACTGACTTTATCAGATATCATTACCGCCCATGAGTTGACATCTGTAGCAGTTATTTTTTGTCCGTTGTTTGCAACATTAAATGTAGCGTTTAAAGTGATACCGCCACTCTGTGATAATCCACCACTACCGCCACCATATGAAGGTGCATAGTTAGCAGAATATCCAGCAATACTACCGCCCGAATAATCGAATTGAACATGAACCTTAGCTGTTTTATCAGCAAAGTTTGTTTGATTCCATGCGTTTACAGAATCATCAAATGCTCTCTTATTAGGGTCAAATATTGTAGAGTATCTTTCACCTTCAGAAGATTGCATATAAGAAAGTATATTTTGATAAGTTTCTTCTGCATCTTTTTCTGTTTCATCCATAGCTAAAGCACCTGTAATAGGTATTTGCTCTAATGCTTCTGTCTGTGCCTGTTTAACGCTGTTAACACCAGTCAATAAAGTTCCTTCTTCACCGTATAACGTTGTAGCATTCTGGCTGACTAAATCTAACGCTTGCTGCGTTAAATCAATTTCTGATTTTAAGTTTTGAATAACTGGGTTTTCATCGCCAAGATACTGACCCGAAACATTCAACTTTTCTTGTAAATCTTCCATTCTGGTATTTAGATAATCTACATCACCACGAGCTGTAGCAAAGTTTAAATCACTATTCTGACTAATCTGTAACCACGAATTTAAAGTTTCTCCCGAAGCAGTAGATATTTCACCTATAGTTTTTTGAATGTTATCAACAGATTGTTGCCCTTCATTCAAATTTTGAGTAGCTACCACTACTTCGTCATAAGCTAGCTTTATTGCCAATGCTGATGTTTTTTGCTTTTCAGTCATTCCATCTAAAGATTGATTGAATGCTTGAGCAGATAAATCCAAGTTGCCTTTAACATCGTCAAAACTAGAGCCTAATGTTTCTTTATTTCTTTCTGCCACCTCAACAAAGTTGTTAGTGGCATCTTCCATATTTGCAACTAAACCTTTTTGTTTTTCTAATGCTTCATCATAGGCATCGCTATATTCAGTCATTAAAACTTCTCTTTGCTTAGTTTCAATTAAATCGTTGATAGAATTTTTTAAATCAACTACTTTACCGTTTTGGTCAACAATTTTTCCTGTATTTGTATCCCAATGAACATTAGAACCATCTAAGTTAGCATTCAAATCATCTATAGCTTTTCCGATTTGTTCTTTAGTTGCTGTTGTATCTTGCCCTGCTTTTTTCTCTTCATAGTATTTTTCAATTAATGAATCGATAGTATCTTTTTCGGTATTCATTGAAAATTCTAAATTACTGATTTCATTAAGTCTTGTATTAGTCGATTCAGCTGTTGCTTCACTGATTCTACCTATCGAATCAAGTATTTCTTGATTTTCCTCAAAGACTGTAGAGCGTGCTTTTGACATAGCATTATACAACGCTACCGTTGCCACTGTTGCACCACCTAGTAATAAAACAACTGGGTTAAGTGAAGAAACAATTTTACCTGTCATATCAACAAAGCCACCACAACTGCTTGTTAGTGTTTGTAGGTTATCTTTGTTTTCAATAGTCCATTTTCTCAATGACTTATAGCCACCAATCATTGAACTTATGCCGCCTGTAACTGCACTGATACCTTTAGCTGTAGGTGCTAATGCAGCAGTAAATGTAGTAACACCAACAATAGCTTTTCTAGAAGATTCATCTAAGTTAGCAAACCATTTAGAAAAATTCTTAACTCCATCTGTAACATCATCTATTACTGGAAGAAGTGAATCACCTAAGACCGCCGCAGATTGCATTAAACTTTCTTTAGCACCTTTTAATCTTGCTTTTGTAGTTTCGTAAATGGTATTTGCTTTATCAGTTAAGGCTGTGTTTTCTGCCCAAGCTTTGTTGGCATCGTTTATTGCTGATTTTACTTTTTCACCATTACCAGATAATTTTAAAAGTGTTTGAGAATATCTAACTCCACTAAGACCTAAGTCATCTAAGATTTTAATAGCACTCTTTTCATCATCGTTTAGATTACTTAATGCATCAGCATATTGGTTTACAGTTCCAACATTATCTTTGTTAAATGCTGTTACAAACTGTTCTTTAGTCATCCCAAGAACATTTGCGTATGATTCTAACTTGTCACTATTGGTTTGGATAGCTTCATTAATTTCTTTAAATACCGTTCCTTGCAAACCATCAGCGAATGCAAGCATTGCTTCCATTGGTTTATTTTCCCAAGCTTCAGCAAATTCCTTGGCACTCATTCCAGAAGTCTTTGCAAGTTCTTCTAAATCTTCACCATTCTTTTCTACTGCTAATTGGATTGTTTGGAATGTTTTTGTAATTGATGAAGCTGATACCGCACTACTTACACCTAACGATTGAAGAACCGCTGATATACCGATAATGTCATATTGGTCTACATTAAATACACTCGCAAGTCCAGCCATAGCACTAGAAGTCGCTAACACTTCATCTGCTGTTGTTGCAAATTGGTCGGCAACCCATGTTAATGCACTACCAAAGTTACTAGTTTCTTCAGTACCAACCTTAACGATATTTAAAAATCTAGCTACTGACTTAGCACCTTCTTCACCACTGATTGCACCACTTGTTGCCGTGTTTAAATCAGTCATTGTTTTGGCGAATGTAGATATATCTTTTTCGGCGATACCTAATGTACCAGCCATAGAAGCGTAGTCACTAATTTCGTCAAAAGATACACCTGTTTGAACCGCAATATCTTTTAAGCTTTTTATTGTATCGTCTGATAAGTCTTTAACTACTTTTTTGATGTTAGCTATATTAGATTCATAGCTGACAGCTTCTTTAGTCATTCCAATTAATCCAGCTGTAGCCAATGCACTAATAGGCATCATCTTATTTGCTATATCACCTGTAGATTTAGACACACCATCTAGCTTTACTTTTAATGCTTCAACGCTTGCTGGTATATAGCTTAGCTGCTTTTTAAAATCAACCAAACTAGCCTTAGCTAATGTGATTCTATTTTCAATATCCATCCACTCTGAACTTGTATGTGATACACCTTGTGCATCTAACTGTTTCTGAATGTCTTGGAACTTTTCTATTTCTTCATTAGTAGCTTTTATTAAGTTGCGTAATACTTCTTGTCTTTTAGCTATATTATCGGTATTTTTTGGGTCTGAATTTAATGCTTTATCTAAAGTTTTTAATTGCTTAGAATAGCGGTTAACCATCTCACTAGCTTGAGATAACGCCTTTTTTAGACCTATGACATCACCATTAAGCTCAACGGATAATCCTTTAACTTTTTCTCTAGCCATTAGTTACCGCCTTTCTTATATAGATTTCAACAAGTCAGCATTACCAACAGTTACCTGTTCTTTTGGTTTTTCTTTCTTTCTTGCTTCATCTATTTGATTGTTTTTTTCGTTAATCATTGACATTGTTAAATTCAATGGCAATTCCAAAATTTCATTCATGGATAAACCAACAGAAAGCCCAGCTAATGCTAGGCTTTCAAATGTTACTGGTTTATTGTCTTTTTTTTTGAATCGTCTTCTGCTCCATTGTACTTAACTGTTGGTGTAATACCACTTAGTAAGAAATCTTGCAGTTCGACTTTATAAGGTAGAATGAAATAAGGATTTTCAAATTGGTCTAACCAATCTTCAAAATTAATCTCAATGTCTTCAATTGCGCAATACATCAACTGTGCAACGATATATAAGTCATTTTGTTCAAACGCTTTATATGTATCAATAATCAAGTTTCCTTTAAAAAGGTCATGATATTTCTTCATATATTTTCCGTTTGCTTTAAGATTGTATTCTTTATTTTCAATAGTTATTTTCATTCTTGTTACCTATTAGATACTTGCAGCAAATGTTGGTACTGTAATACTGTCAAAGTATGTAGCGTAGTTAGTAGCACCTTTTTCAGCATATGACTTGATAACTTGTTTAGTGCCATCAGCAATAGCAATACCACTGATTGTTAAGCTGAGTGATTCATTGTTTACTGTTGGCGTGTCTTCTGTTGTTTGCAAGTTAATGCTTGGTTTAGCAGCTGAAGCACGATAGATAGTGAAGTAAACTTCATTGCCATCTTCACTGTCACAAGCAAACTGTAAACCAAACTCTTTCACCGCAGTAACTACTTCCACAAGGTTCTTTTTTTCATCTTCTAGATATCCGAAAATCTTAGTCAAGATATCTTTATTTAACTGAATAACTTCTAGTTCTCCAGTATATCCACTAGCGGAACTTACAATTGCATATACAATACCATCAGCATAAACATTAGTAGCTTCACCGCTTGGGTCTAATGTGATAGATACTGCACCTGGGCATTTGATTGCATCACCATATGTCGGTGTGCCTTTATCATCAACTGCTGTGATTGGTACAAATTGTAATTTTTTAATATTAAATTTTGTTTTACCCATTTATTTCTTTTCTCCTTTTCCAAAAGATTCATTAATTGATTCTTTAATTTTATTCATTGCATTTTCATCAACATAATCTTGTCCATAGATAATGTGAGGATATGCTTTAGTTCTTGCTACTGGTCTATAGAAATGTCTGTTAGGAACCATTTTATGACCGTTTTCGAGCAAGTGCGTTAAACGATAATGTGGTTTCTTCGCTACAACTTGGTAGCAAAAATATCCCATTCGTAATTGTGATGAATCGACTACACGCAAACTTTTTTTGTATATTCCTGTATCAACACCCGAACGTTTTCTTAATTTATTCCCAACTATCTTTTTACTTTTCTTCATCATTGGATTTACTTTTTCTTTCAATGATTCTTGGAAATAAAAATAAGATTTGTCTAACGTATGTAGAAGTTCTTCTAACTCTTTTTTAGAAAGTTTTATCTCAGTTGCTACTATCATCTTGTAATACCGTTATGTCATATACTGTTGAAAACAATTTATTGCTTTCATCAAAATCAACATCCTTTGAATAAAACAGCTCTGCTTTCTCTAGAGCTTTTTCAACTTTCTTCTGTTCTTCAAATCCTATTGTGTTAGTTAATAATTCAATTCTTACGCTCAAAAATTTAATATAGGAAATTCCATCTGCTGCTATCTCTGTTGTGTTTATAACAGCATAAGCAATTGAAGGTATACTGATGAACTGTTCATCATAATCTTCAATATGATATTCAAAACTTGGAATACCTGTACTGTTTAACACTGTATCTAATTCGCTATATTTGACCATACAAAAGGGCTCCTTGTAAGAGTTAAGCGTAAACTTTTAGGGAATGTATCTTTTATCTGAATTAGTTCTATCTGATAAATCACATCATCGATTCGCACTGCTTGGGCATTGTCAATCAATGTATTAAATGGGATAGATATAATTCTGTCTGTCTTAGTGCCAACAACGTACAACTCACTAAAAGCCTTTATCCCTATAGTTTCATCTTGAAAATAAAAACAGCCTATTTCTTCACATAGTTGTCTTTCTTTAGTTTTATATATATGACACAATCCACTACTGAATGATTTATCAACCGTTACTGTTTTGCTCATACGTTGTATTTAAAATTCTCAACGCATTTAATTCAGCGTTATAGTTAACTTGAAAATCATTTTGATTATGGCTGTTCATATATAAAACTCTATTTAATAAAAGGTCGTTGGCTAGACCAGTGTTAAAATCTAAGTCATCCCTTCCAGCGACCTTGCATAAATAATCTTTCGAAGAATCGATAAAGCGTTGAAGTTGGCTGTCCAACGCATTATCAACCCATGTGATATTTAAAAACTGTCTTACTTGTTCTAAAAGCTCCATTAAATAGTAGCTGTTAGTCCTGTTAGGTCAAGTAATGCAAATGCATTATTATCTTTAGCAAATCCGTGAGCGTATAGTTTAGCTTTCCAAACTCTCTTATCTTCTAAGAATAAGTAATCATCAGAGAATGAAACTTCTCCATTGTCTCTAAATGCAACTTGTCCGAAGTATTTCTTTGGAAGACCGATAATTGCTTGTCCAGCTGTTAATCCTGTATCTAATACAACAACACGAATACCCATCTTTTCTAGTTTAGAATAGTGGTTTCCTTCTGGTGTAATTCCGTCATCTGCTTCATAGATATAGTCATAGTATGAATCACTATCTACATACATAGTAACTAGACCTTTGATAGGGCGTGTATATCCCATAGGATTTTTAGACATAGCTTTTAAAATTGCTTTAAAGTTCTTTCTATCTAAAGCAGTAATCTTTGTGGCTGTTTTCTTAGTGCCTTGTTTTGTATCAATATCATAGTCATAAAGCATACCAAATGGCATGTTGATACCTGTACCGCTGATATATGCTTTAATTAATCCGCTTCTTAAACCTAATGCTAAGTATTCACGGATATATTGTTCTTGCCATGGGTAACCTAAATCAATTAAGCTCTTGCACCATGGAATATATGCGGATAGTTTATTAACTTGAGCGTTAGTAATCTTGAAAGCAGCGCTTAATTCTTTAGTGATTGGGTCGCAAATTTCACCCCAAGTCATAACTGGTTTATCTGCTACAGATACTAACCATTCAACTTGACCTGTTGTATTTACAAAATCGATATCAGCTAATAGGTTACTACCGTCTTCAGCTCCTTCACGTAAATCATCAAAAATTCTTTGTACTAATGTCTTAGGAATAATTAGTGAACCACCAGATGTTGGTGACATACCTACTGTGTTTTTGAAACATGCATCTAAGAATTTCTTTTCTTCATCTGTTGGCATGAATACGCCACGCGCTCTTAAAATGCTTTCGTTTGTTTCGTCTTTTAATTCTTCATGGTTCTTTAAGATTTTAGCTTCTAAATCTTCAAGTTGTTTTTGGTTGATGTTAACAAATGTTTCAACATCACCGTTGTTAATGGCATCTACCATTTCGTTAACGATTTTTTCATCTCTTCCGTTTAATGTCTTGTCTTTCATTCTGTCTCCTTTAACTTAAAAAAGTTCTTTAATTTGTTTTCTGGCTTGTTAGTTTTCTTCCCCTCAGCATTAAAAAAATCACTCTTCTCAAGTGACTTAAATGTTTTTAAATCGTTTAATGTTTTAATGCGTTGGTCAATTTGATTAATGAAATTGTTCTTAGCTGTATTTGTTACAGTTTCATCATCATCTTCTTTATCATCGATAATGTTGTTCGCAAATCCATAATCAACACATTCTTGGGCGGTTAAATAGCTTTCATTGTCCATTAGCGTTGTTAATGTCTCATCATCTAGATTTGTCTTTTCTTTATAGACATCTCTAATGACTTCATTGATTTTCTTTAATGCTTCAGCCACTTGTTCCATTTCTTTAAATGTTCCAAAAGCACAACCACTAGCATTGTGAATCATCAGCATACTTGCTTTGTTCATAATGACTTCATTACCAGCCATTGCAATTACAGAAGCAATTGAAGCCGCGATTCCATCGATATACACTTTCTTGTAACCTGTATATCTTCGTAGCATGTTGTAAATAGCGAACCCTTCAAAAACTTCACCACCGTATGAATTAATGTAAATCTCTAACGGTTTACCGTTGCATTCATCAAGTTGATTTTGAATGTTTTCTGTATTTACTTCTTCATACTTGCCAACATAGTCATAAATTTTCAATGTTGCTACTTCCGCCGAATTTGTAAATTCAGCTTTCATCATCGTTTACTCCTTTCTTGAAATCCTCTAGCGTTTCATAATTCTTTGTGATGTATCTTGTATCTCCACCATCGAAGGTGTCATCACCAACTTTTTCTCTTAATTCATTAATGCTATACATTCCACTGCTTAGCAGCTTGTCCATAGCACTGGCTTGACTAAGAACGTTTGTATATAAAATCGAGTTGATATCAGCTTCTACTTTTGCACCGCTTAGAATGTTCTCTTTATCTAAATAAAAAATGGTAAATGCTTGACTTACCATCTTTAATATTGGTTTAGCAAATGTTGTCATTAGTGCTTGCATTGCATCGGCATCATCTGTTGTTATATCCATTGTCATAAATGTTTGTGGAATACCGAACGCTCTAGCCACATTAGCTAATATTTCTTTGTTGATTGAAATATTGTTGTCTACAACTTTTAATACTTGTTCTACTTCTGAACCTCTTTGTTGGGCTGTCATGTCTGTAAGTTCTTCACCTGTGAATGTTACAAGAACTGAGTTAGGCTGTTTCATTGCATCTATGTAAGATTCAGTTATATCTTTAATAAATTCTTTAATAGGTTTATTGCCGAACTTAGTAGAGTTAACTTTCAGATTGTACTTAGTACCCATTGCTTTATACGCGCCTTGCAGAACAACTTCTTTGAGTGTCTTATAGTCTGATTGCATATTAGCAAAGGCAACTGTATTAGATAATCTGTTAGGCAGTTTTAATAAGATTGCACTATCGCCCTCTTTAAAACTTCTATTGGTTAATACCGTATTTCCTATCTGAACATCAATAAATGTATTTAGTTTTAGTGATAATTCTTCTCCGTTTTTAAAACCGTATGAATCAGCAATATATAACTGTTTGTCTGACATTTCCACAATTAATACTTCACTGTCATTGACTAGCTTTGTAGCGAACATCTTCCAAAATTCACTAGCTGTCTGTCTTTTATTAGGTGCAAAGTTTAATAAATAAAATACATCGTCTTTGACCTTATCACCGCTAGAGTTAACTGTTTCCCACTTAGTATCAGATAATATTGAACCTAATAAGTTACTTACTACATTCAACGCTAGGCTATATTGCCATAGGTTTGAAATGCATTTTATTAGGTCGTCATCTTTAACTATCTGTGGTGTTTCAACAGCACTTGTTGGTGGTGCTTCGTTTCTTGCTTGCAGTTCATCCATATCGGTAATAAAGAAGTCTTTGACATCTTTAAACCATCCCATGTGGTTCTCCTTTCCTTATTAATATATAACTCGTGATAATTCCAAGAAGTTTATGGCACTTATATTGACTAGTTCTTCTGAAGAACACATTGAATGAACAAACGCCATGAACGGGTCTGTCTTTCTGAATCTTGCGTTTTTCTTTCCATATAGTCTGTTTCCCATATCTTCTTTACCTGTCGTCTTAGCTTGCCATGGTACAACCTTTGTATTGAAACAAGCCCACATCAGCATTCTGTTGTTCCATATAAAACGGTTATATAAAAAGCCACGTTCTATAGCCGTGACCATTGGTGAAATATCTCTAGGTTTTACAATACGTAAGTTTCCTGTATCTATTGAATAACCATGATTTTCTAAAATCGGTAATGTTACCACCTTCATAAAATCATCGATTACTATTTCTTGAATAATATATCCGTTTCTCTGTGCTTCATCTTCTATCCAAGAAATAACCATTTCTGGATTAACTTCTTTATCATCAACTAATGTGCATAGTCCTTGTTCACACCATTCTTGCCATGGTGCTTTAATACCTCTAAGGTCTCTATTCTTATTGCATATAAAAGCGTGATTTACACATACGAATTTATCTAAGTCTGAATCATAGAATAAGAAGTTTACACCTGTCCAGTCTGTCGTCTTGGAATAGTCGATACCAACAATGCATACGTTGTCTCTAAGCTTTGAGTAATCATAATCTTGATTTGTTTCTTGTAATGTTTCCCAAGCTACAACATCTGTATCTGCTGACATTTCGGGTAGGTTCATTCTTTTTTGCATAAAGCCTGCAAATCTGTCGGGGTTCTTTTTCCAATCTTCGTATTCATCTTCTATTTCTTCCCTTAGAGTATCTCTAAATGGTAAAGAAGGATTTGCCATTACCCAGTTCTTTTTGTTGTCTACTTCCTTTTTATCATTCAACTTGTAAATGATAGGTAGTAATCCTCTATCCTTTACATTCTTATGTAATATATCTTCTGATGTGTCTAACATATCATCTAATACACCACCACGAACTTCTCCGTTAGTTGTGAAGTACATAATACGAGGGTCATCTTTTTTACCTAATCCAGTAGTCATTACTGATATCTTGGAATAATCAGCATATAAATGAATCTCGTTGAATATGACCGCACCTGTTCTTAAACCATCGTGTTGTTTAGCTTCTGATGAACGCGCTGTTATTGGTGAAGATGTTTTAAGTGAAATGATACTATCACCCGACTTAACATAAAACTTCTTCATGCGTGTTCCTTGCTCTGCACACATAAATTCAATATCTTCTATAGGTCTTAGTGATTGTGTCATGTTATTAGCAATAATATCTATGTCGTATCTTTTAACACCATGATATTTGCTAGTTAAGCAGCATGACCACCAAGCTATCATTCCATCTTTGCCGTTACCACGCCCCATCACAATTAGAATCTTACGCCATCTAGCTTTACGTG